CATAAACATTACCTGTTGCAGAAACTTTACCAATTGTTAGTACATTACCACCGGTTACATTTCCAGTGGCGCTGACAACTCCTGAAACGTATGCTCCTGTGTTAGAAAACACAGCAACATTACCGGTTCCATTCACACTGATTGTTACATTAGCATTTGAGCTGGCGATATTTACATTGCTGCTACCATTACTGATGAATGTGGTGTCTACACCAAACTCACCAACATATCTGTAACCAACAATATAGATTGTATTGGCTGTTCCGGTACCAATAGCAGTTGGAATAGTTGCGCCATTGAAATTTAGTACACCAGACTGGTAGTCAAAGAACCATGTATCATCACTGCCCGAACCAGCGCCAAACAACTTGGTACCTGTAGTTTGAGGAGTGCTTATGTTTGCGGCACCAGCGTACACCTGTACCAGATAGTTGTCGCCAAACTGTGTGGGGATCCAATTGGTTAAATTTGTTTTCCAGGTTTGGTTATCAGGTGCAGTTAGATCTTCGGTACATTGCACTGTAGCACTGTATCCAGCGCCGCCACCATCTTTGTATACCTGTACCAGTGATGTGGTGCTGGCAGGTGGCGTGGCAGGAATGTCTCCACTCTGTGTCCAAATAAGGTCGCCGCGATACAACAGTGGACTGGCAATGCTTTCGTTGAAGGCTTCTTTGGAAGCAGGTTCAGCAGTTTTGGTTACACCATAGCCAACTTTTTTCCAAAGATAGTCAATCTTTTGTGATTCGTTAAAGGATGCAGCCATTATGTTGCCGTTCCTATCTGCACATCTGATATGGTTTGACCACTAGCCAATGCTATTCTAATTAAAATATTAGTGCCAGTGCTATTGGCAGCGTTTTGAGATCCAAGGGTCATTGTGTATGCTACGTTAGAGATTGCTGTATTTAACGGTATTACATCCGCACCTGTCAAAGCACATCCATTTGATCCATTACCACCTGTGCCACTAGCGCCCGGAACTCCTGAACCGGCATACTGTGTGAATCCTTCCAACCAGCCGTTGATGGTACTGGTAGGTCCCGGGAATCCTGGTGTGGGTGATGTGAATCCACTCTTGTCAATGGTTGTTCCCGGTGCTGCAATCCAAACACCAGCAACGCCTGTGGCTGAAGTTATTCTAATGTCAAAGTTAGCCAGGCTGGGTCTTGCAAATGCAAAAGTAAAATATTGTGTGCTTGTGCGACCACCAGTGACTGACAAATTTGGTCCCACCGGCAAATACCCAGTGCTTAAATCAACTGCATACTGTTTGAGTAAACCATAACGTACCACTGCTTCTGGCGTGCCAGCAATGGTTTGTGCGCCAGACCAAGCATTGGCTGTGTAGAAGTTAGTAGAGTTAGAGAACGCAGGAGTGTTGCCCGCAGTGCTCATTACCACACGTATGGCTGCTTGTGTGTTTCCTGTAGTTGATGCAGTGATTGACTGTTCATTCACACCTGAATTTGCACCGGCATACATCTGTATGTTGGCAGGCAATTGAACTGTGGCACTGGTTCCTATCACATTGAATATGTTGGCTTGCAGGGTAGCCACAACATTGTTGGCACCTGTCAAGTTGGCTGTTATATTGCCAAGTGTGTAATTTGAAGCAATACCCACGTTGGCATTTAAATTTGCACTTGTCAAGAAACTGTTGCCAGAATTGTTAATGGTACTGAGTGATTTGGTTTGTGTTGCAGATACCAAAGCGCCAGTTCCTTCAGATACTGTTCCACTGGCCAACACAAACGGATCAGTACTTCTAAAGGTCTGCCCAGACAAGTTTGCTACCGCTAAATTGGCAATGGTCACTGTAGGTGAGCCAGTGTTGTAATAAGGAATGCCAGAAATGTATCTGTAGGTTCCTGCTGTACCTTCTACTATGGCTATGTTGCTGGTAACCAGGCTTGGTGCTGTGTTTAAATTGTCTTTGACAAATCCCACATAGTTAGTATTACCAGATACTGTGTGTACCAGTTTGTAGTTATTGTAACCTGTTTCAAGACTGCTGAGAGCACAGCTGATGTTGGCGTTAAAAACTTTGTAGAAGTAGCTGGGCACTGCGGCGTTGGCCACGTGCAAGTCTCTGTCAGCACTTATGACCAGTGCAGCATTGGATCCCACAGTGTTGCCTGTGGTGGTAAATGTCACGTTGCCAGAGATGCCATTATTAACATACGCACTCAGTGTACCAGTTGTGGCTGTGTTGGCATTTACAATGTTGGCTGCTGTGGCAATTGTGGTTGTGGTAGCAAAACGTGTTACGCTTGCGCCGTTGGCAACAATGTTGCCGCCTGTGGCATCTCTTGCACCTGCTGCCAGTAATGGGCTGGTACCTTCGCTGGTGTTGGCAATAGCCAAATTAGCAAAGCCACTTAAATTGGTTGGTGCAGTTGGATTGGTTGCAATAAAGATGTAACCTGTGATGCTTGAGGTATTGCTTTGAGCAGTGCTTGAAATACCATTTGGTGTGCCGTTAGCAGTTAGAGCTACAGTTTTGGCACCAGTCAAAGTGTAAGTGTGTAGGGTATTGCCCACATTGCTTACACCATTGCTAAATGTGCTGTCGCCCCACGACCAGTTAGCTAGATTGCTGTTCTGGCTGGTGTTCTGGAAAGTAAATGTAGCACGGTTGTTGCCGGTGTAGTCTGTGTAAATGTAACCCACTTGAGCATTGCCTGTGTTGGCAGTGGCGTCAGTGGTGGTGTTTGCCGCAGTACCAATAAAGTTAGCACGAACTTGTGGATTCACTGTGATAGTAATATTGCTAGATTTGGCTGGACTTGTGCTGTAGCCAGTGTACAAGAACAAGTTGGCTGTGAATTGTTGATAAGCATTGCCAGCTTGGTTAGCGCCTGACAACACAAAAGTATTTGTAACGTTGGCAGCAGATGGATTGCCAGCAATGCCTGATCCAACGTTAACGTTGGCAATGTTGCCATCACCATAGTTGTAGTTGTAGAACTGCTGGCTGCCAAAACTTGCTGTGTTGCCCGGTGCACCGTTTGAATCATTTCTAAAACTCACTACTCCAAGGCCGTTGATCACTGTGGTCACGTTGGCAGTAACAACTACATTGCTGGCTTGTGATGAATAAGATTTAACATTGCTGGCCGATGATACCACTGTGACATTGCTGGCACCTGCTGTGTTGCTGGTACCACTTAGAATCACGCTGTACAAACTGTCAGTGTTGGCAGCAGCAGAGTTGTAAGTGTGATTGACTGTGGTGAATGAAGTATTGCCCAGTCCTGGGCCAGCAGTAAAGTTAGCTGTGCCATCACCAAAGCTCAAATCATACCAAGTCACATACTGACTAGTATTGGTTATGGTGACACTATTGCCAGAGTTGAAGCTGTTGCTACTGAGTGTGAATGATGGAATTGGACTTGGTGTGTACAACACAATGTTTGAGATACTTGCAGTGCTAGTTGATCCTTTGGCTCCGTTGGCAGCATTACCGTTGAATGTTCCATTGGTGTTGTAGGCTGTGAATGACACAGTAAATGTGCCACCTAACGCATTGGAGAATGTATGGATAGCGTTGGCTGTGGTTGCGTTGGCTGTGCCGTCACCAAACTGCCACAAATAGCTGTTGGGGTTTCCAATGTATCGGCCGGTAAATGATACTGATAGTGGACTTGGTCCCGAATACACGTTAGCGGTAATGTATGTATTGCCAACATAAGTGCTGTTGGCAATGTTGAATGCAACTTGGTTTAGATCATCGAGGCCGTCTGTTACAAATGTAGCAGTAGTCCAACCTTGATAGGCACCATTAGCAACCAAATTACCATCAGTTGGCGTGCCTAATGTAATTGTGTTACCTACGCCGCCGGCTGCAACAACATTTGAAAGACCAGCACCATTGCCAGAAAAATAAGCAGCACTAATATTACCAGTGGCTGTGATTGATCCTGCTGTGACAAGATTGCCTGCCTGTACATTGCCAGTTGCTGTGATAGCACCGGCTGTGGTTATGTTCCCACCAGTAATATTGCCAGTTGATGATATCAATCCACCAGTTAGCACATTGCCACTGATTGCATTGCCTACCAAACTCAAACTGGTACCAGTTGCAGCGCCAATGTTAGGTGTGGTTAAGTTTGCACCTGCTTTGACAATGATGTTACCAGTCACATCAAATGCTGTGGTATTTTGGTCTACTTTGGCATTAAACTGCGAGCCAATCAAACTTAGGCCAGCATCAGTGTTGGCAGTATAAAGGGTAGCCTGACTAAACTGAGCAAAAGTAATATTGCTAGTGCCAAACGTAATGGTGCCAGCAGGTGCGTTAACAATGTAAGCACTGCCACCGTTGACATTGCCAGTTGAAACAAAGAAATAATCGTTAACACTTATTGTGTTGGCGCTGTCTGCACCATATTCGTCAGCATCTGTTGACCGTACAATTGCTGTGGCATTGGCCCAAGTATACACACCATTGTATACTGCATTACCTTCGTTCTTGACCAAGATACGTGTGCCAGATGACTGTACATTGACAGTGTCAATTAAGTTGAACGACCCAGTTGTGGTCAGTTTGGCGCCAATACCATTAGCTGCACCGTTTGGCTGTGTGTAGGTGATTGTACCGCTGGTAGTACTGGCCAATGTGGTTGTAGTAGCGGCGGCCACTGCTGCGTGATATCCAATACCAGTTGATGCCATGTTGTCAACATACAACTTAGTTGCGGCGTCAGTATCTTGTAATGGATATGCCAAACTATTGATAATAGTGTTGGCCAGAACAATATTGCCTGCAGGTTGCAGATTCAAATTACCTGTAGCTGTGGTGATTGTCAACTCACCACTGACTGGTCTAATTGCACTGGTGTTAACATTGGCAGCAATTACATTGCCAGTCGCGCTGATCAGCGTGGTAGCAAAAATATTGTTGCCAGAAATGTTGCCGCTGGCTGTGATCAAACCTGCTGTTTGTAAATTTCCACCAATTACATTGCCAGTTGCTGTGATCAATCCTGTGGTAGTAATATTTCCACCTGCTACGTTAGCAGTTGCCGATATCAACCCACCAGTTAGTACATTGCCACCAGTTATATTTCCAGTTACTGATGTGAGGCCAGCTGTGTTAATATTTCCTACATCTATATTGCCAGTTGATGAAATCAATCCACTAGTCAACAAATTGCCACTGGTTGTGTTGCCTACAATACTCAAGTTGGCTAGATTGCCAACTGTGGTTAAACTTGAATATAAAACATTTGAACTTAATGTGTTACCAATTAATGCTGCGGCGTTTACACTAGATGCCGCAACACCGGTCAATTGGCTACCATTACCAATAAAGTAATTGCCAACAACATTGCCTGTTGCTGAAACTAATCCGGCAGTGAATATATTACCACCAATTATATTGCCAATTGCTGTGACCAACCCACCAGTGGCCAGATTGCCTACTGTTGCATTACCAGTTGCAGATATTACTCCGCCAGTTAGAACATTGCCACTTGTGATGTTACCTGTGGCCGATACCACTCCAGCAGTTCTTATGTTACCTGCATCAACATTACCAGTTACTGTTGCCAATCCGCTAGTGACCAAATTGCTACCAGTAATGTTACCGCTTGCACTTACTACACCTGTAACGTATTCGCCTGTGGCGGCAAACACAGCCACATTGCCTGTGCCGCCAACACCCACAGTGATATTACCACCTGAGCTTACAACTGTAATATTTGATGTGCCGTTGTTGATATTGGCCACTGATGTAATCACACCAGTTAACAAAGCACCATTACCTAAAACGTAATTGCCGCTGATGTTGCCGGTGGTAGAAACCAAGCCAGTCAAACTTGGCAAGTTACCCGAGTATGTGGGCAAATATGCAGCCACATCAGCATTGCTATAGCCAGCTGGTAGTCCAGTAATAAATGCACCATTGCCCAACAAATAACTACCAGCAACGTTGCCAGTAGCAGATACTATGCCTGGTACATAAACTCCAGTTGAGGCAAACGTAGTAACATTTGCAACTCCGGCTACACTAACTGTGACATTACCATTGCCCGAAACTGTAACATTACTATTGCCGTTTGTGATGGCAGCGCCGGCTGTGGCTACAATGCCAGTCAGTAAAGCACCGTTACCAACAAAGTATTGTCCAGCGATATTACCAGTTGCACTGATCAATCCAGCGGTGCGTAGGTTACCACTTTGAATGTTGCCAGTTACCGAAAGAACTTGTGTGGTTTTGTTAAATGTAAGGCCAGCACTAGCACCAGCCAGTCCGCCATCATTGAATAAAATTTGTGTGTTAGCACCTGGTACTGTAATATTACCAGTAACGTTACCAACAAAGTTAGCAGCATAAATGTTACCAGTAGCACTGACTATACCAGAGGTACGTATGTTGCTGCCAATTACATTACCGCCAGCTGACAAATTGTTACCAGATATGTCACCTGTGGCAATTATCAGTCCAGAGAACCCAACTGCATCAGCTTGAATGGTCAATACTGCTGGGTCAATATTATTAGGATAGATGTTGGCTTGGCCAATTTTTAATCGACTGTTGGCAATTAAATTATTAGCAGTGACGTTGCCCAAAGTTGATATATTGCCGCCGGTGATGTTACCTGTAGTAACAATTGGACCAGTTAAACTGACCAGGTTACCAGTATAAGTTGGCAAGTAGGCAGCAACATTAGCATTTGAATAATTTGAATTTCCACTGGCAATACCAGTTAAGAAAGCACCGTTACCAATAAAGTATGTGCCGGCAATATTACCCACGACGCTAACTGTGCCTAACGAAGCTATGTTTGCTGCAATCAAATTGCCTGTGGCAATGTTACCACCAGCAATGTTGCCTGTGGCTGTGATTGATCCAGTAGCAACTAAATTACCACCAGTTATGTTTGAAGTAGTAGTAACTGGTCCTGTCAGACTAATCAAGTTGCCAGTGTAAGTTGGCAGGTAATTGGCCACATTGGCATTTGAATAATTGCCAGCTGGTAAGTTTGTTAATTGACTACCATCACCTAAAATATAAGTACCACGAACATTGCCAGCTGTACTTACATTACCAGCTGTGATATTTCCAGTAGCAACATTACCACCAGTGATATTACCAGTTGCTGATATCAAGCCACCAGTTAGGATGTTTGAACCCGAAAGATTTCCTGTGGTCGAGACAGGCCCTGTCAAGCTGGATAGATTGCCAGAGTATGTGGGCAAGTAGTTGGCCACATTTGCGTTTGAGTAATTGCCTGCTGGTAAGTTGGTAAGTTGGCTACCATCACCTAGGAAGTATGTGGCTTTGACATTGCCTACTGTGCTAACATTGCCAGCAACTACATTTCCAGTGGCAATGTTGCCGCCTGTGATATTCCCGGTAGCTGTA